ACCTGTATTAAGCTGGACTGAGGATTCACCTCTCTCTATGGAACCGGAGGTATAATTACTACCGGTTACATTAAGAATATCCGCCATTTGTCTATCTCCTTAATTAGGATTAAGTTCGGATAGACTACATAAATTTTATATAAGCCTAACCAAACAAGTTGTCAACACCATCATCAAGACCCTTTATCGCATCAAACACTTCGTCTGAATCTGATCTTCCTGGGTCTTGATTGTTTGCTCCCGATGCGGATGTAGGCATATTTCGGACATTCTTCATTTGGTTTAACATATCCTTCTTTGCAGAGTTTGCAACATTCTCATTGTTCTGGCCACGATTTAGCAAGTAATTAACATCATCTAATGTCATTACATGCTCCTGAGCCTTAGATTTGAATGTTTCAAAATCTTGATCTGACATTTTATGCTTTTCCCTAAATGCTTGCTCTTCAGTAACTCTGGCATTAGCTTGTTGGACTTGTTGAGCCCTTTGCTTTTCAGATTGGATCATCTGTCCAACCCTACCTTGTACCATCCTATCTACATGAGCATTCATTAGTTTAGCGCTATCAGAATCAGGATCTGTCATTGCTTCCTGTTGATCAAACATAAAATCTTCTTCAAGACCAAGATGCTCTTGAATTGACTTTTCTGGTTTGCCACCATTCACCAAATAATTCCTAACATGATCTACTAATCCACTATCGTTCTTCATCGCTTCCAGAACTGGTACAAAAGGTTCAACCGATTTGTACTGATCTGATAAACGGACAGCTTCTCTACTACTATCTTCGTATCTCTTTTTCCAGTCTGTGCTGTCATTTGAAGACTGTTTCACGTTATCGGAGCCATCATCGTGTTGTACGTGGGTTACCTGTTCGGAGCCACTTGTTTGATTTTGGGTTACCTCAGTGTTTTCTATTATTCCACCATTAACTTCATTTTCGAGTTGGTTGAAAAAATCCGAGGAGCCTGTATCGGTTTGTGCTTCTGCAGCTTCAAATGAATCTGCTTGCATACCGATCTCAGGGTTACCTTGTTCTTCTGCCATTATATCTCCTTTTTGAGTTGGTCAATGTGCGTAACATACTATTCTTTGGAATCACCTTCCAAACTATTTTTTACGGACTGTAACATATTGCCTGCTTGTTGCTTCTGAGACTCTACGTTGTTGGACATTACATTCCGTAATAATTTTTGCTTTCCTTCTGTTTCAACATACTGCTTACCCATCTGAGATTTTACTTCTTCTTTCTTTTTATTAATCTCAACATCGGCTTGCATAACTTTTTGTTTAATACCAGCTTGCACCAATTGTCTTTCAAGGGTTTCAATCGTGCCCTCCTTATCCTTGACCGCCTCATTAAGCTGTTCAACTTGCCCCGACAACTGTGCATATAATGATTTCCTTTTTACAATATTTTCCTTGTTTTTAATATCAGTTTCAGCGAGTACTGCTATATCATCTACCACTCCGAGTGACATTAACTGCTTTAATTCTTCAAGATATGCCCACCTATTAACTGGTAGAGTAGAGCCTTGCATTACCCTTACATCATATTTAAGTGACTCTATATCCATTGATTTACCTATAGCTTCTCCCATATCATTATAAATAGGTATATTCACTTCCTGTTCTCTTTGTTCTTGTATAGCAGAAGGTTGAATCAATCTAAATCGTTTATAAGCTGAATATGTAGATTGTGAAAACTGAAGTACCATATTACCTAATTGACGTAAAGCGGGTTCAATAGAAGTACTCATCCATTGCTTAATACGTCTAGTACCATATTCATCTAAAGCCAACATACCCCGATAGGTTTCTCCTGCTTGAGAGCTATCTCCCATCATAGAGCTATATATACCAGCTAAATACTCCATATCACCCTTACCTTCTTGAACTATCTGAAAGAAAGCACTTGCAAGAGGTGCTGGGATTACTGGAGTAGGTCTTTCTACACCAGGTCTAATTGGAAGTAAAGCTCCAGGACTAGAGGAATACTTTTCCCATATCTCAGCATCAATAGAGCCTTCTTCATACATCCATCTAAGACTAGAACCTAATGAAGCATTATGTACCATAATCTGATGTGCTTTATTTATTTCCTGCTGCTTACCAATTAGTGGTGATACAGCTGATATTGGATATGGAGTACCTGTCCATTTATAATGAAAAGGAACTAATGGATATTCTGTAATAGTATCGGGTAGAACTTGCTCATATATAAGCTTATCACCTGCTAGGCAAGTCTGCTTTACACGAGTAGAATAAAACTGCACCTGATCTACTACATTCTCTGCTATTTTAGGATCCTTCATAAGAATATTAAATTCTTTTTCAGTAATAATCTTATTCTCAATCTTAGATGCTTCTGCTTGGAGCTGACTCATAACTTCTTGTTCAGCTACTTGTAATTGCTGTACCATCATATCCTGAGCTTTCTGCATTTCAAGTTCATATCTCTCTGGTAGCATATCACCAGATTGAACTGCTTCTTGCATTTGTTGTTGCTGCTCTAATAATCCTACTTCCATTTCAGCTTGCATCTCTTTCATCTGCACACTAGCCTGTTGTTTTATAGCCTTTAACTGCTCTGGATCAGGTGGTATACGATAAAATAGATTGATATAGGATACTTTAATCTTTTCATAAACTTCAAAGAACTCAACTAATTGATCTATTTCTCCCTTAGCAGTTATAGCTAGATCAGAATCTACATCATCATTATATGTAAATAACTTTTGTTCTCCATCACCTGTAGATCGCATTGAATATGTAGTTTGAGACTGATCATCACTATTTGAATTAGCTATCTTACGCTTATGGTCAGGAAAGATATTCATAAGATGATTCTTAGGTAGGACTTTACGGATCATAACAAAAGCTGCATCACGAAATAACATATCTCTTGACTTAGGATCTATAAAGATATCAAAAGGTTCTGGCTGTTGTACAATAACTTCACCCATACCATTATCAGCATCTTTATCTATAGTGACAAGAAGATAACCAATACCCTTAGTTACTGAATCATTTATAGCATTAGTATAAAGTGTAGAGCCATTAGAGTTATGCCAAACATAATCAGTAAGATCAGAAAGTACTGCAGCTACATCAGTATCACTACCCTCTACCCCTATAGCTTGCCATCTAGGATTATTTGCTGTAGCATAGAAATTAAGCATCTCAACAACTGGGAGTATCCTATTAATTGTAAATGTTGGCATTCCTTGTTCTTCCAAAGAATCCTTCTCATTTGCTCCTAACTGTTCATCATGAGCAAATTCATATCCTTTTTGATTTATTTGTTGCCACTGTCTCCTCGTGGAGCTATCTGCCAGATGGTATAATTGTCGAATCTGGTCTACTTTCTTGTTCTGTTTTGCCATTCTTGCACTCCTTTAATGGTAGGTGTTTGTGATCTACGTCACATATTTTTGGGCAGCTGTACCTCGCCTGCGGACACTCATCGGTAATATAATCGCCATACCTAACAGTTCCTAAAAATATTAATCCCAGTAATAGATTCCATAACACAATTCATTTGTGAACTCCTCGGGTAAAAGACCATGCCCCTATATTGAGCATTGCTATTCCCAAAAGATGGTATCCACCGCCATGACTGTATAAATAGATATTTAACAGGCCGACTAATAGGTTTATCCATCGTGTTGCTTGGAACATTTCATCTTTCTTCATTTAAAGGCAGACCTTCCATATATTCTAGCCTTTCTATTGTCTGTTGTGCCACCCTTTCCTCTTCTACAAATTTGCTTCCAATAGTATCAAACCACTTTCCAGTTTCTTCATCCCTAATATATCTTTCTTCTGAAAGTGGATGTTTAAATTTACTAGTCCAATGTTTAGATTTTTGATCATAAGGGTCTATTCCAGTTTCCCTAAAATATTCATAGGCATCTCTATAGTTATAGTCCCATTTTTGCCTTTGAACACCACGTTCAGCTAGAAAGATATCATATTCCTGATTACCTTTGTTCTGCTCCGGATCCATTGGTTTTGATAAAAAGTCTAATACTCCCATTATTTCTCTACCTCTTCTAATTCTTCTTCTATTTCGCTTGGAGTAGGCTCTTCTAGCAATACGCCAAAGTCTTTAAAAAGCCACTCTGCCAATAATTTTGACAATGCTTCTTTAACTTTTTCCGCCATTATCGCAACCCACTGCCACCTCTTCTACGGCCACGTTGGCCTTTGCCTCTCCTACGACCTGCTTCTATTTTAACAGGATCCGTAGGTACGGTAGCATATATATTGCTATCTCCTGTATTCAATAGTGCGGAAAATACGATTAACTTAATCATGCCGTTATCCAAGGTCTAGCTTTAGGTTTCTGCTTATACCATCCATCCCTTGATTCGTGAAGTCCTGTTGGGGGATGTGCATACTTACATGCATATGCTAAAGCATCTATTGTATCGTCATGGGCCATCCTTGGCCCGAATGTCATTATTTCTCTATGTAGGTCATACTGTATCTTCTTAATATGTACCTGACCTACTGCAAATCTTTGAGCAAGTATCTCCTGTATCCTATCTCTTTTGCTCATTCTATTACCGGGTTTCTCTTCTTTAAATGGTATAATAAACTCATTACGTCTCCTCATCTCAGCACGTATAGCCTGAAATATAGGTTTAGACATACTTGTATCTTCAATTGTAAAGAGTGTAGGATTGTAAAACTTAGCATAATCAAATATATAATCTACTATTCCTTTGTTGTCGGTGCCAGGAACACCAAGTACAGGTAAGGTTCTATTACGTATATAATCAAGGACATAAATATTATTATCAGCTGTGACCGCTATCACAATAATAACACTATAATCACTATTTCTCCTAGCACTATCTGTAGCCGGATCCACTCCTACAAAAAGATTACAGGGCTTAGGGTCATCTCCATCAGGTATGACGTAAGTAAGACCTGTATCATCATCTTTAGTAAAAGTGCCATCCCAATACTTAATATGGTCACGATTAAAAATTGAATCAGCTTCACTTTGTACCTCCATCATATATTCTTGATAGAACTTCTGTGGTGTACCGCTATCGGCATAAAACTTCTTCTTCCTCTCCATCTCTTTATGTCCAAACCATGAAGGCCAGAGAGTAGTATCATCATCTTGTAAAGCTTTATATGTAATCACCTTCCAAGAATAATCCTCCTTCTCCTTTGCAGCCTGTTCATGCCCTGTCAAAATCTTCTGAATAAAGCTATCATAGTGTACCGGAGTGCCATTTATTCTGAGTCGTCCTGTCTTCGGTTCGAGTGCAGGAAACACAACAGCCGTAACAAGATTGGAAATCTTCGCCCTAGACTCAGGAGTAATAGTGTTATTTTCGTCTTCAAAATCATCCAGTACAATAAGGTCATACCTCTTATGAAGCTTGGCACCACCACGAATACCAGAAAGATTACTCTTAGAAATAAGTTTAGTACCGTTTTTAAGCTCGATATCATCTTCAGTCCATTTCCTTCCCTTTAGATCTCCAAAGTAATAGCGTATTTTATCATTATATTCTATATGATACTTTATATAATCCAAATTAGGTACAGAGATCTTAGAGCTAGCAGCAACCCATCCGTAGAACAAAGGTTCCTTTGTAAAGCAGAAGTCATGCATTATATTACACTTAGTAAGAACAGTTTTACCGTGACCCCTTGGGAGGATAACTGCAAGCTGTCTAAGGTCTGTATTCTGTAAAGCATCCGCCACTTCATAGTGGAAGAATGGGGTTTCCGATCTTTCAAAATCATCTGGAAGAAAGAGTTTTCCAAAGGCAATTAAATCTTTATATGCTAATTGGAGTTCTTCTTCAGCTTGAGATATGTTATGCGTATTTATATTCGCCATTAGAATTTCTTTGATAGGGTTAGCTTAGGCATTATCTTCTATATTTACTTTCTTTAATATTTGCACCTTTAGTAAGAGGCTCTGGACTATAATCTCCCACTATTTTACGAGCATCATCCAACCTTCCAGTATGCTGATCAAGTATTCTTTGTAGTATTCCAGAATCCTCTAATAAGCTTGACTCTTCAGGGCCAAGAGCATCCATACTAGCTCTATACCCTTCAACACCTTTATTATCTGCACGCATTTCTTCCCATTTACGAGCCCTCTCCATAACAAGATCAGGT